TGCCATCGACTAGGTTGGCATAGCTGGTGATTTCAACTTCACCGGTTGCGTGCACCCCATCGTCAACGTCAATGCAAATGTGGCGCTTACCGGCGTCAGCCTCAATCATGGCCTTGACCGAGGTCTGGTATCCCTCCATCTCAATTTTTTCAATGGTGCCGGGTTGAGTTACGACAGGTCGTGAGATCCGAGCATTGATTTGATCGAAATAGCCCTGGAGTTTTTGAAAAATTTCAGAGGTCTTGACCTCCCCCTCCTGAGCCTTTTGCGCAAGCGCATAAAAATACTTGTAAGCGTTGGTCCCAACGAAAGTGTCCATGGTGTATGGGGGATCCAGCTCAAATTGGGTATTAATATTGGCCATGATTGAGGCCATGATTGTTTCGATATCAACCGGTGTGTAACCGTTTTCCTGAGCATATCCCATTTAATTACCTCGCCACCCAGCCAGTGGAGTTTTCCTCTGGGCTCAGGTTGATTGTATAGTTTGACGACAGAGCCTCAAGCACTTCGAGCACGCTGGCCACATTGATCCCTCGATTGGCCAAACTTTGGACTAGGTAACCCTTGAAACTGGCGTTTTGAAATTTAATATTCTCGGTCAAAAAGTAACGGAGATCGATGCCTAGATCCTGAGCATATTCGAGTGAGCCGATTTGAACCGACAAGATATTGGCGGCCCTCTCAGTTTGAGTGTCGTAAACATCCATGCCCTTGGGTGTGAAATCAACGATATCGATCATTTCAATGCTCCCTTGAGCGTTGTCAGCTCTGTTTTAACTGCATTCAGCTCAGTCACTTTCAAATTTAAAGTCACCACGTCAGCGCCGAGCGTTGGCGGGGGAGCTGTCGTTGGTCCTGTCATCCCCGCACCAATTGAGGTCAATGTGGTGGCGATTTGGGTGACTGAGTCGGCTGTCTTTTCAATCACCGAAATCAGCTTTTCGATTGTCGTCTTGATATCCGTCGCACTCGACGGAATAAACCAAGCCTTATCGCCCTGGATGAAAAGGAGGCCAGCCGATTGCTGCTTGCCCTCTGATAACACGGTGGCAACGGTTACAGGTTTCCCCTCAGCCGTTACCACCCCCGTTGCGTTGCACGTTGCATCTAAAATCTCAGACAAAGCCGACCTCCGAGTAAAGGAAACGGAGTGTGTCGCGTGAATACCAGGCTGAGTAATCCATCACTCGCTCCCCATCGACCGTGACGGATCCTGGTAATATAAGTCCAGGTGAAACGTATCTATTTCCTGCGAGTTGGATGCTGGTGGCCTGAATCACGCTTGCGATCGGGACAACCAAGCCAAGGTTGAAATCATAAACAACGCCATTGGCCTCAAATAGCTCCCACGGCTCTCCCTCAAAGGTTTTGGTGGCAACGAAATTCAGCAATGGGCCACCCAAAATCGTGTGGCGCGGAGTGTCCACCAAATCCGCAAAGGTGTAATGGTCACCGACCGACTCGATTTCAAATCCAAATCGACTCATAAAGTCGGATATTTGCCCGACCTTAGTCTCCTCAAAAATGAAATAGCCGTGACGGCACTTAATCCTCATCGATTTCGATCCCCAGGAAAACGTCGTCGTTGTCGTCTACATAAACCCCGTAACCATCGAATGGAAATGGGTTCAAATCATTCAAGTTTAGGGACAGGAAAACCCCCTCGTAAGTGAGGCCATAGGCATTCCCCTTGGTGACCAAAATATCCTTTTCGCCGATGCCATCCAGAAAAAGCGTATAGGTCTTTGAGACCAGCCCGAGGGCGTCAAATTCGGCGGTATTGAATATTTTAAACCACGTAAATTCCATTTATCCCCCAGGTAAAGTGCCAACGGATCCAGGCACGACCGGCACCTCATTTGGTTTCGTCGGGTTTTTGCTCCCCTTTGAAATGCCGATTTTGATTGCAAGCTTGTCGGTGCCCTCAACCGTTTCAACCGAATACGTATGCAGCAAACCTTGAAAAATTGTCGTGGCACCGTGCATCCAACTGATTGCGTATTCCTTTGAGCTGACCTTGTCGAAAACAAGATCGATCAGCGAGGACAATAACGTGAGTGCGACTGAGTCTTTTTTGCCCTCAATGCTGATTTCAACGCTGGACTGGATCGCCTTTTGGTTCACGTCGGGGACGGAGCCATTGGTCAGAGTTTCGGTGTCAGTTTCAATATCGACGGTTTTGGTCTCCCCGTTTATCACGATATTGAAAACCTTTTCACTCAGGTAAACCGGAATGGGAGGCATTTCGATGAGGGTTGGCACTTGAGAGATCACTGGGATCTTTGCAAGCTGCACTCCCAGCGAGGGAGCCAACTTTTTCAAGTGAAAAATGATAACGGGATCAGCTCCACCAAGCATTATTCATCCTTTCCACCGCCAAAGAGTCCGCGCACTCCCCGCACCATGGGTGATTTCATAAATTTATCGATCGCAGCAGTCATCTTGTCGATGAATGGGAGCAGTTTCGTCACCAGGCCACCAAGTACGGCGGTCCCTTGCTCAACCAGTCCCATGATTTTATCGACTGACTGAGAGATCGCGGCCAAATTATTGTAATTGGCAATATTTCGGTTTTCGCGCTCAAGCAGGATACGCTCCGACTTGTCTCGGTTTCGGATCATGCTCTCATTGATCACGCCGGACTTTGAAACCATATCATTCATTTCACGGCCGGCCGTGAGAGAGTCGGCAAGGTCGTTTAGGTTGGCCAATTTATTGATCGATCCCGTCAGCTTTTCTGAGGTCACCTTGTCCATGCCGGTGCGGCCAACGATCGTGGCGAGGGCCTTTGGATCGCCAATGCTCTGCATGAAGTCGGCAATTTTTAGGATTTGCTTTTCCCCGAAAACCTGCTGCTGGACAAGGACTCGCTGATTAGAGTCCATTTTTTGGAGCTGCTGGACGAAACCAAAAAACGCCTCGGCGGTATCGGTTTGACCAGTGAAATTTCGCACTGAATTTGAGCCGGGATCATTTGGGTTGGCCTTAGCCTGAGCAACGGCTCCCTGAAACTTGGTAATGAGCTGAAAAAGGTTGTCCTGATCAAGCCCAGTGGACTTGGCGAGGGTTACAAGCTTTTGCAGCTTGCCAGCCGTCGTATTGAATTGGTTGGCGTTGGTGGCGATATCGTCCGACGATTTGAGCGTGCGATCGATGGCCTCCTGCACTTCCTTGAGGGGGTTCAAAAGCTTGTCGATCAACCCTAGGGCGATCCCTGCAATGCCACCCCCTTTAAGGGCGTTTACAAGGCCTTTACCAAACGATTTGGTCAGCTTGGTAAACCTGGACTGCAAAGCGTTTTGCATCGCCTGGAGATCCTTTGGCTCAAGCTTAGGAATGATTTTAAGCACCTCGCTGAACACGTTTTGACCTTTCTTTTTCCATGAGGTCGAAAAGCGACTGCTCCCGCAAAGCCTCATAGAATGCCAAATTTATTGCATCCACCAGATACATATCAGGGAAACGAGTGAACACTCCCCGGATATCAACTGACCAATTTTTCAGTTTTTTTTTTCGCGCATACTCAAAAAGTTTGGTTCAAGGGCCGCAATTTCCTGAGTGACTGCGTGCAGCAGCTCCATAAATTCGCCGGGAGGCATATTGGCGGTGTTTTCACGGCCGTAAGGCACCCCGTTTTTATCAGCGGCGAATTTGACCAATGCATTTACCTCGGACTCGTCCAAAGCAACGACAAGGACCGCCTCGCGCACGATCTTTTTGCGATCCTCAACGGGCATCGCCTCAATCTTGTCGAAAAACTCCTCCAGGTCCAACCCCATATAGGCTGGCAAATGTTTCAAGCCGATAAGCAGCTTGATATAAGCCATGAGCGCCCAGTATGTGTTTGGTCCCTTGAGGGGTAAAACCTTAATCACGATTTATGGTTCTCCGCGCTGTCAAAGGTTTCAAATTCAAGGCTCACGTTCATGCTCTCAGCCGTATCGTCGAGAGTGAGCTGCTGGGGACGATTGGTCAGGATGGCATTTTTGGCCATCTTGCTGGATCCGTCCTTGCGTGAAATGCAATAAACGTCGAGTCGAGTCTGGTCGTCGAAACAGCCGTCCAGCACCGCTTTGAGGGCCGCGCTCATATTCATGATCGGGACCGTCCATTTTTTGGGATCTTTGAGGCCATCCTTGTAAGTCAGACCAACCTTATTCGAGGCGTTGGTGCCACGGGTAAGGCGGTTGCGCTCAGGATCCTCAATTTGAACCTCTGCAACGTGCTCAAAGTCGTAAGACACGCCACCGACCTTGATACCGATATCGCAATCATAGAGTTTAAAAATCATGGTGCTGTCTCCTGTTTAACTTTGTGTAAGGGTTCCGTTAACTCGCCATAGTGCTCGGGGGGTTGGGACGTCGATACTGCCCGAGGCCACGAAATTGTCCTCAGTCAATGAAATCGCCACCGATCCCTCAGTGATCCAGCCGCGACCAACGTAACCGGGGTTACCGTTTTCTAGGCCATCCCCGTCAATAACCTTTTGCAGCTCATCCTCAAGGAGTGCTGCTTGGGTTCGGGTGTATCCAGGCTGATTGGCCGAAACATATTGCAGGCCTTTGCTCTGGAGATCGATTTCGAGATTGCGTAAAATGTAAGGTGCAACGATCGCTTTACCGCCGCAGCAGAAAAGTGACAGCTTGTTTCCAAACTCCTCGTCGCTGATCGAAAAGCTGATTTTATCGTCGAAAAATCCCTCAGCATCGCCAAGGACGTCAACTGCGTCGTCAAAAGGCATGGTCACGAATTGCTGGTTGAGCCAATCGCTTGGATTTGAGAGCAATTTACCAAAGGCATACATCATATTTTTGCCTTTATTGGTGGATGAACCAAAGAATGCGCAGCGGTTTTCAATTGCGGCTTGAGCGGCCAAAAATTCAAGCTGAGTTTCGTCCTCAGTCACGCCAACCACGCCGTCAAAATCACCAAGGAATAAGCCATCGCCACCCGTAAGGTTCGCTCCTGAAACACTGGCTCCAACTGTCGGAGATCCACCGTCCTCGTCGGAATATTCCAAAGCAATTTCATTTCCACCCGAGCCAGTATCAAGGGCCGTAATGGTAACCACTGCTCCAGAGCGTGTGGCAATTACCAAGTCCTCTAGGTCCTCATGGGCGTTGATTTGAGTTTTAAGACTCTCTGCTGTCGTGTCGTTATCGGTTGCGGCCCGAAATGTGGCCGTGCCGAGTGTCGCTGCACCAGCTTGAGCAACGAAAGTCACTCCACCAACTTTGATCGTGTCAAAGTCGCTGCCCTCAATCAAATTTGCGTATGAGCTGATCGTAACGGTGCCGGTTGCAGCAGTTGGTGCAACGTCAGCAGCATCGAAATCGCTCGAAATTAAGAGAGTAAAAAACTTATTCAAAGCTGGCTCAGCAGCGAGGAAATCAGCGAGGTAAAGGTCGTCAACCGGCATGATATATACACGGCTCAGGCCTGCGCTAAGGAGCTGCTGGGCCTCGACGTTGTCAGTGACGGCGGCTATTTGAGCATTCGTGGTGCATAAAACCGGCGTGCCCATAGCGCCCATGTAACCACCCTTTGGAGACACCACCACGCAAGCCTGTTTCAGGTATGCAGTTGAGGCGGCCGGCGTCGGGTTTAGAGCGGTAATTTTGAAAAAATAATCAAGCAAAATTTTGGCCATTTAAGACTCCTCGATGTTAATATCCACACTCGTTATGCTACCGATAGCTGGATCATATTGGCTATTGAAAAAATAAGTGAACGAAAAGCCCCTTTGGACAATATCTCTGAAACGCAGGGTGTTTGACTCAATATCGAAAAAAAACAGGTCTTTGGTCAGTGCGGCGGGTGCCTCGGCGATGGCCTTGGAAAAAAACCCGAATTTAATCGACTCATTTTTCTGAAAAATCACCGCATTGCCTGTCACGACTGAGATCGCACGGCCATCCTTGATCGAATTTCGAGCGTTTTCGACCTCGATGAAAAGGCAATTTTGCTCCCGGCTCTCACCCGGCGTGTCGTAAGTCACCTTATCGACGGCAAAAATGGCTTTGAATTTATCGGCCAACTCTTTTTCAAACACGCTTTACCCTCGCTTTGATCGCCTTAAACATTTGCCCGGTGTCGAATAAATGCCGCTGAAACCCCTTGGCATCGGCGGTATTTGCTGAGTTTGGACCATATTCCTGTTTAAGGATAGGGTTTCGCACGATGGCCTGGAGCAGGTTTTCGATGCGCTTTATGCTCGATCCTTTGCGGCCGACAATGAACCTCAAAAAGTAATCAGTAAATTTCAAGATATCTGAATTGCGCTCCTGAAAGGGACGCAGCAGCAAATTGATATTCAAGCGTTTCATGTTATCGATCAAAACCTCACCGACGGTCAGCTCCCCGACCTCTCTGGAGGTTCGACGGATCGGGCCACCTGCATAGGATTTGAGCTGAGGCTCCTCGAAAAGGCCGTGCTGGACTGGGTTCATGTGAGGCTTATCGTCCAAGACGCCAACCTCAAAGCTGTATCGCTTGATACGGCCTTGCAGTTTTTTTCCCCATGATTTGCCCATCTCAATTTTCAATTTAAAACGTCCCCCAAATAGATATTGGACTTGCCAGTTTCGACAGCAGCGACGTCAACACCCTTGGCTGAATAAAACGAAACCAATCGAGCCTGGAGCGTGCTTACGGCCTCTCTGGAGGTCAATACAGCAGCAAGCTGATCGTATGAGGCCTGATTGTATGTTTGGACGACTAGGCCGGTCTGATCGATCGCGGCGTATTCAACGTCGGTAAGGGAGGTCGTCCCGATGAATGCCAAAATTGCATTGAGCCAATCGCGCATAAAAACCCCCTCAAATAACTGAGGCCCTGGCCGCAACAAGACAACCAGGGCCTCTCTCTTTTGGTTCTATATCAAACTCTCGATTACGCCTCGAAAGTGCATGGCTGACGGTAAATTGCGTCGTCAACCAAAACCTCGAGCATCATCGAGCCGCTCAAAAAGTTGTGCCATGAGTACATTTTTTCCTCATTCACACCTTGAGCCTTGAGGATCGGGAGCACCGTATAGTGCGTTTTAACCTGATCCAAATTGGCAATGATCCAGCCGTTAGCATTCGCCGGAGTTACATCCGTCGGCATCTTAACGAGTGAATAATTGTCACCCAAAACCTCAGCAAGGACCGACTTGAAAGGACGGTCTGTATTTGCATACAAGCCATCGAATTTTGCGCAGGCAATCGTGCCGTAAACAATCAAGGCTTTTTTGCCAGAGATTTGATCAGCGACAGCGGCCGACGCCATGATCTCCGTGTGGAAATCAGGCAAGTGATACCCAGTTGACGCCTTGGAAATCTCAATCGAGTTTTCCAAACGATAGTTGGGATCATTAGACCAAAACAGACCGTTATTCAGCATGGTCGAGGCGCTGGTGCCCTCACCAAGCAGGAATAATTCGTCCTGTAATTTTTGGTTTTCGTCCAAAACCTGCTTGATAATATCCTCATTACCTTGCTGGTCTTGAAATTCAGACTGCACGAATTGAGCAGCGTTGAAATACTTTTTAAAACTCTTTTTGCCCTCAGCCACCGAGATTTGGTGGATATTGGTATCCTTTGGCAAAATGCGTTTTGCGCGGATATCACCAACCGTGTCTGCGCGACGGAAATCAAGCTGACCAACGATTTGCGGGTATGCCTGAGCCTTGCCCATGAACAATGGGTAAAGCGGTTGATAAACAGGCACGTAGTCCTGCATGAATTCTTCGACGGTGCGTACTGCGACCTTGTTTGTCATGATTATTTCCCCCGTGACTTAAATTTACTGAATTTTGGATGCTTTTCAATATCTGAATTTACCGAACTAGACTCTGGTTCATTGACAATTGCCTCGACAGGGATTTCGGCCTCCCCCGTCTCAAGCATTTTTTCGGCCTCATCCTGCGAGGCCTTTTCCTTTTTTTTGCGTGCCATTATAAGCCTCCCGGCATATCAACCAATACTGCTGCGACTTCGGAAACACTTTCAAGTGATCCCTCAGTTACACCAGTAACCACCGCTGACGTTGCACCTTTGGTTGGTGCCACATAGACAGCATTGGAAACGGTCGAAAAACCTGACATTGCAACGTCAGCTTTTCCGGTCACGTCGTTAATATACATATAGCCACCAGGAGCGGCGTAAGCGATTGCGGAGATTGTATTAGAACCACCCGCCAAAGCAGCTTGAGCGACTGTCGCTCCAGTGCCCGTGCCAAGCTGCTCATAGGTCGTCGTAACATCGTGGCCAGTGCCAGCACCCTCAACTCGTGCATAAAGAGTAACGACCGCGCCATTGGCGACAGCGTAAACCTTTGCACCAGCGGTGGCGTGAGCGTTGATTTGAGCTGCAAGGCTTGTCGCAGCATTCGAGGTGCCAGTCCTTGCGTCGAAAGTCGCCTGACCAGCAACCACGGCTCCGTCAGTGGCCGTAAATGCCGTGCCACCAATCGTGACAGTATCGTCAGTGCCATCGACTAGGTTGGCAATATTGGTAATGGTAATGGTGCCAGTGGAGCGTTTCAAATGCGCTCGAACGGGGACCTTTTTGCCTGATCTCAAAACCGAAGTGCATTTCGTGTCAGCAGATAACCCTTTTCCAAGGGATACACCAACTCGAAAACCATCGGATTTTAACAGGCTCAAGGCTCCAGTGGTGGCGACCGAAACGCAAAGACCAGCCAGATAAGTGTCTGGGCTGGACTCGTATTTCGATACGTCTTTATGGTTCGACCGGGTTGAACCCAGCAAAACTTTTGACGCGCTATGCATTATAAGCCTCCAGGGAAATCAATATATGCAGCTCCGTTGGTGATGGCCGCGCCATCCTCATCGACTGCGCTCATTTTTTCAGAGCTGAAATGTGCGTTTACGTAATAATCGCCCGTGCCAGTGTATGCTCGGGCAATGCCGGTGCCGTCAATGATTGCGACCTGCTCACCAATCTCAGGCTCATAAGCGGCGTCCAAAAGGATCGGCACCCCAAGACCTCTGTCAACGATCGCGGTATGAGTTTGAGTCGTGCTCGATTGATCTCGACCTATCGAAACGCCAACTGCTGCACCGTCAGTGACGACAGTGGTGATTGTATCGTCGGATTTTAAACGTACGACTTTTCCAGCGGCTATGGCACCGACGTGGTTTGAGACCTCGCGGATGCTCGACCGTGTGGTGCCCATCTGAATTTTATTTGCGTCGTGTGGCATATTACTGTTTCTCCCCTAGATAGTGTTTTCGTGAACCTTTCATCAACTTCTCTCGATAAGCCTCGTCCGCGTCACTTTGAGGAGCGTGGCCTTTTGCAACCTGCTCAGCTCTCTTGACCTTTTTAAGGGTTTCAAAAGTCGGCTCAAAAATTGAGTCGTATAATTGCTGCGCTCGGTCCTGCTTATCAGTCTTGGTCAATTTTTTAAAATCTTCAAGTACAGACTTTTGGGATGCCGTAAGTAAGTCGAGGTTGGCCTGCTGGGCAAAAAACTCCGAAATGATCCCGACTTTGATCGCGGCGTCCTTTTCAATCGCAGAACCGTAGTTTTCCTTTTCGGCCTGTTCAAAAATCCCAGGCACGGTTTTGGGGAGGAGCGTTGCGTTGGTCTTGAGCCATTCCTTTGCACCAGTCGTGAAAACAATCGCGGCCTCCAAAGCCTTTTCATGCTTTTTGGCCTTTTCATCCTCCTCGCGTTTCAACTGGGCTTTTCGGGCCAAGTCGTCGTCAGGCTTAGGATTGGGATCCGGGTTGGGATTTGTTTTTTGCAAAGCTGCAAGGTCGGCCTTGAGTTTCGCAATCTCCGCGTCCTTGGGATCCGGTGTAGGATTAGGATTCGGGTTGGGGTTTGGGTTTGGATCTGGCATCGTATTACTCCTTGGGTTATCAGCTCAAATCGAGCTGGGTTTCATCCGTTAAAATTTCAACGCCACATTTGCACCCGTACTCGTCGCCGGGTTCAACGCCGTCAATCCCCTCACCAATAATATACACCTTACCGTAATTGGCTTGGTGCTCTGGTCTAGGTTCATCGGCGTCCGAGGGGAGCCATCGAGCCTTTTGGCCCGAATACTTTTCTTTGATCCCCTGGTGGACTTGGTAAACGACCTCGTTTTGGACACGTTGAATGAGCTGCTTGGGATCGTCAAGGATGGCCTGTTTTTCCTCAGTGCCGGCGCTCCGCTGAAATCCAGCGTCAACGACAGCCTTGGCAATGCGCTCCTTATATCCCAGCAAAGTGTTTCGAGCGACCTTTGCAAGGGACCTCTCATCGATCGGAAACTCATCCGAGCCAATATGCGCAAGTATTGTCCTTTTGACAGACAATCGGCTGGATACCATTCGCTTGATTTTTGCGACCGGTGCCACCTTTTTAAGCATATTGCGGGGATCGAAAACAATGCTCACCGTTGCTTGCTCCAATTCAAATATAGATCATTTTGGCAATCCAGGTCGTCGTCGCCGATATCCTCATTGAAAACCCCAGCCTCAAAGCACCTTGAGTCAACGGGCACTGGGACCGGTATCTCAGGCGAAAAGCAGAGGCCTATGTAAAAAGAGACCAGCAGGTAAATCAGCATTACTTGAGCCGTCGATCCCAAAGCGCAAAAGTCCATGGGCCAAAAGTGATCACACACATGAGATTGGTTATCACTAAGCCAAGTCCATACTGCTTTTTGGCAACGGACAATTGCCGGCCCTTAATCACGTTATTCGCTATGTGGATCGCCTGTTTTCGTCGTGTCGCCCGGTTCATCTTGATCGCCTTTCATTTTGGTTAAATGCCAATGCCCGCAAATCGGGCACTCGTATTTCCTTTGATTGAAACGGGATGCCATTTTATTGGCCTCCCCGCTTTTGAGTTTACGTTTACGCTCACACATCTTGTAAGTGCGGCGGCCCATCCCTTACGCCTTGGGAGGCGGCGTTGGTGGCGTCCCAGGTGGCACCACTGGCTTACCTGTCTTTGGATCGATTGCGGCGGGGGGTTGATTGGCTCGATCATTCGGATCCGGCTCATCACCAACCTCAGACTCATCGAGGCCAAAGGCTTTATTTACGATCAGAGTTTTATTGTCCTTGGACAAGTGCTCATCGCTGGTGCGGTCAAACGTCTCAACGACTTTGAGAGCGGTTTCAAGGCCCTCGGTATCCTCTGACTTAAACGTGGTTTTCACGCCAAAAATGCCCTCAATAACAGGCTTACCAATGCTGAAATAATACCCCTTGAGACCGCGCTCGGTGGCTTTGCTGTCGCCCTTACCAGAGTCGCCAAGGCCTTTGGATGCCTCACCGGTCAAATAGGTTGCCGGCATACCCAAATAAAACGATCTCTTTTGAGCGATGAAATCCATTGCAGCGGTGGTTGCGGCCATATCAGGCTTTGCGGTTTCGACAGTGTCCTTGGCATCCAGCATGATATCTTTGCCCTGAGATAAACCCGTGGCGATGGCCTGGGCCTGGGTTTTGGTCTCTGCGCTGTCACCGAGACTCACACTCCCCCTTAGGTCACTGAATTTGAGCTGGATGGCCTTTGAGATATTACCCTGTTTCCAAAGTCCCCCAACCGAGCAGTATTCAAGCTGGGAGTAAAACTTGACCATATCGGTGCGTCCATAGTTTTTGAACGTCAGGTAAACGCCAACCGACGATTCCCCTTTGGCCTTATAATCAGCTCTGATTTGAGCCTCCTCAGAGGGATCAGCTTTGCGGATCACTTTGAGGCCCTTGATATAGACCAGGAAAAGGTCCGATTTGCCGACCATGGCTTTTGCGACCATTGTCACCAAGCCGTCCTGCTTTTCAGAGGCCAAGCAGTTATCCCAAAGCAGGTTTTTTGCGTCCTCTGGGATGCCTTGGGTGCGCTCCAAAACGTCAGTAAGGATGCGGGTATATATGTTTTGAACGTCGATTGAGACGAAATCTCTCTCGCTGATCGGTATCGGGTAAATATCGATCATTTCAGTTTTGCTCGATGAACCCCCCAGAAAAGAAAACCAGCTCATTTTGCCGCCTTATCGAGGCCCGGATCCCATGAATTCAGGGCCACGCGGTAAGCCTTTGCCGTCTTTTCGCCTGACGCCTCAGCCTCAGTCAGTTGACGGTTCAATTCGACAAGCTGAGTTTTCAGTTTGGCGGTGGCCTTGATATTGGCGAAATGGGCCGTTGCAGCATCCTGTAATTCTTTTGGTGCCGATTTAAAGTCGAGCGCGAGTGCCAGCTCCTTTTCCATTATTCCCCCTTAAAAAATGAGCCAACCCAAGTTTCCTTGAATTCGCATCCGTTATTAAACCATTGGTCACATGAGCATGAATTTAAAAAGTAAAGCAGAGCAAAAACGATAAAGAGAGTCACGTATTTGGTTTTCACTTTTTCCCCTTTACCGATTTGCCCTTAATAAACCCGAGCCATTCAAGACAGCGTCCCAAAGAGTCCGGTGCATCGTCGTGTTTGGCCTTGGCCGTGTAACCAGTAACCTGCTCAGTGTAAGCCGCATTCGATTGCTTGCTCAAGTGTAACATCGCGCTCATGGACGCGGCGGCCATGATCACGGCCTCCTTATTGCTGTCAGAGTTTTTGCCAACCACCCCAACGCCAATTGGACCAAAGACCTGACGGAGCTGGCTCAATGGAAACTGGCCCGTGGTATTGGTCTCAAAACAAAGCTTTTTAACCCCCAGCTTTTTGACGATTGGGACCATTTCATCCAGGCATAAAAACCAGGCCCGTTGCCATGCGTATCCCTCAATAACAAAGCCCTGACCGACCATTTTAAGGATCGTGATTGCCGTGTAATCACCCCCCTCAGAGGGATCAATAAACGCGACCGAGTCACCAGCCGGATAAACGTCAGTGTATTTGAGCGATCCAAATGGGACTGCTCCGTCCACTGGGATCCTTAAGTGATAACTCATTTCAATTGAATGCTGATCAACGCCGGCAAGTTTCATGGCCTCAAGATCGGCGTCCAGCTCAGGGATTTGGCCGTGAGGGACCTCCATTGTTTTAATAATGCCTCGCAGCTTTGCGTAAAGGTCGAGCGCATGGGCCGGCTGACCAATGATCAGGATATTTTTGCAAAGCTTGTAAGCCTCATCGTATCGGCGCTTGACGGTTTCGCGCATTGCCTCGCTTACGTCCTCGTCCGTCACCGGATCGTCCATGATTATTCGCTTTGGGTGGCGTCCCCGCATCGAGGTCTTGATCGTAATGGCCTCAACTGAGTGATCTTGGCCGATCAACCCTTTGATCCTGATAACCGAGCCTGTAAACTTGTCCAAAGGCACGCCATTGCGCTCAAGGGCGTTGCCGATTTCCTCAATAAGGGCACCGCAACGGGCCTTGGACTTGGTAATGATCAAATTGGTATGCTCTGAGAGGTCCTTGCCTGTTTTCCAAGCGAGGTAAAGGTCGTAAGCAACCCCCATGATCGTCACGTAATCGGTTTTTCCATAACCCCGTGAACCCAGCAAAAGCCTTGTCACGTTGAGGTCTAGGCCAAAGGCCCTCATTTCCTCCTGTTTGGGAAACGGCTCAAAGTAATAAGATTTTATGCAAAATTCGTTGAAAGTGAGGATGCGGTCCTCCTCCTTTACCGGATTGGGATCCGTTGGGGGAGGGGGGGTGTCTGGGTTTTCAGCAGGAAACATCTTTTTATCTAGGTAAATGGCCATGGTCGCCCAGCCTGGAGCACCACGCTCGACGTTTAACATTTGCGCTTTGCGTAATCGGACTTTACCCAGGGACCGTCTTTTTTGCCAAATCTCCGCTAAAGTCTCGCCCAGCTCAGCACGGCAAGCGTCGTCCAAGGTGTCCACTGAGACGCCAAAGAAGTGAGCGACTTCGATTTGGGTGCATTGATACGACACCAGCTTATCGAATTCGTCCCAGTTGATCTTATGATAAAGGTTTGGTCTCCCAGTTTTTGCCACAATTACAGCGTATCAGGCTTTTCACGGCCTGTTACCCTTTGGCCTTTTTGATTGCAAGCAGGCTCAATATAACGCGGCTTGAGTCCAGGACTTGCACGTAACCAACCTTGAATTCGAGCGGCGGGGAGTCTGTAAACCCCTTTGGGATCGACTTGTCGGTTGGCGATACGGGGGTTGGATCCCATTCCCTGAGTTGGATTTCATCGCCCATTTGGTATCCAGGATCGTTATCGACCAGCACATTGTTTTTATGGCCTGAGGCCACCCGTTTGAATTCGGGTGGCTCAAGCTTTATTTCATGTTTCATTTGCCGTGCTGGACAATAGCCCATCCAGCGGCCATTGCGGCTTGCGGACTCGAATACTCACGGCTTTTGCCTCCTTTAACAGGAGTAAGCTTAAAATATCGGTCGTTGGCTTTGGAATAGCCGTATGAGCCGATCGATTGGCTGTAACCGGCTTTTTTGCCAGCGTGTTTCCACACTGATCCTCTGACTCTCATAGGTCCCCCTTGATTTTGGTGCCATTCATTGACACTCACCAAAGTCTGACCTCAATGGGAGTGAGTGTCAATTCAGTGCAGGTGAGGGGAGTTTTCCTGGTAATAACGCTGCTCATTGGCGTCGGCCGCTGGACCATGAGCGACAGTCACATTGACCGCCTCATCGACTTTGAGCCCTGACTGCTCAATAACCACCTTGGCAAATTCCATAACGGTTTCCCTGATCGCAGCGTCAGCCGCCTCAATGGTCGGGAATAATTTTTGACCGATTATTCGCCGGCCAAGGACCGGGTGCAGTTGAAAAACCAAAGTGACGAATTGATTTGGGTGGCAAAGGCAAGCTGTCGGGTGGATCTCGCCCATGAAACCAACCTCAGTGGTGTCTTTTTTCATTTTAAACCTCGTAGTTAATATACTAATCCCATACCAGCCAATCCAAAGCAGAGCGGCCAGCAAAATTAAATCCGGTGGAATGGTCAATCCAGCCTCCTGAGCATTACCCAATGAGTTTGAGATCTCTTATTCAAATATTTTGACACATCTCCGAACAATGGCTCCCAGTGAGTTGAAAGTAGATTCAAAACCTTACTGAGTTTTATTGAACGCTCACTCCATTTAAAGGCCATAAGTGCATTTGCTGCCGACACGCGATGAGCCTCAGCGCCAGATTGCTTTATGGAGTCGAGGATCTGGAAATGGGTAAAATGGCCATATCGCTCGGACCATTTATTTTTGGCTCCAAAATTTGCATGAGGGGGATCGTAAACAACCAAATTAAATCCGGTGCCAACTTCTTCTGGGATGGATCTAGTGTCGCATATAAAATCAGGATGCATTTCGGGACGAATATCCAGATATGTGGCCATTGGGTGCTTTTTATCGATCCATATAGCCCGATGGCCGGCGGTTAAATCCAAAATTTTCACTTTTGCCACCACTGCTCTGGTTTTTCCTGAGCCTCCTGCACCACGACCTGGTCCTTGCGAAACCTTAGACGGTTGTAAAGGTCCATCCAGCTCATCCGATTGGCAATGGTCTCAATGGCCAAAAGCTTGGCTTTGGTGTCGTTGTCGAGCGGACGCAAAAGCAGCTCATTGGTATATTGAATTATAACGTCTTTGGCTGATCGTCTTTGGCGGTTCACGTCGGGCACCCGCACACGAATGATCCGCACTTAGGGCACCGCTCACGCCAAAATGATCGCTTTAAAAATATCACGCTGGACCTCCCTTTTTGATCTCAGCAGCTTTTCGGCGATTTTGCACCTTTACGGCCTCAGCCATGATCGTCCCTGAATTCGTGTCCTCATTTTGCAATATCTTGAGCAGCTCATTTGCAATCCATGTGGGCACGCTCCCGTCCTTAACGCCGTAACCCTCCTTAACCAAATAATCCAGCTCAGACTCCTGCACCTGACGGTCAATTGCTAAGCCAATGATCTTTGAATGCAGCTCATCGCTCATTGGATCGGTATTTGCGGGGGGTTTTCCTTTCACTTGGGGAGGTGGTTTTGCGGCCGGCGCTTGGGTTTGAGGCTTTTTATTGGCCTCCACTGGCTTGCCGGCACCAGCGCCATCGTCGTCGTCAGCCGGTGCAACGCCGGTCGCGGCCTGCAATGTGTATCGACGGGAATAAGTGACAGCCGATCCCATGGCTTGCATTGGAGTTATCCGGCCACCCGTGCGGTCAAAGATTAACTCCAGCTCCCCATCGTCCAAAAACTCACCAGAAGAATGAATGAGCATGGTGCACATTGTCGGCTTGCCATCGATCGTTAATGGCCTCTGATAAACTGAAATTTCATTTTTCGACAGCGGGCCTCGAATGGCATCCCAAGTCGCGGCCAAAGTCGCATATTTGCCGTAATTGCCTTTAACGTCCTTTTCAGCATTGAGCATTTCCCCCTGGGCTTTTGCCAAAGCTGCACCAAGTTTTCCAATTGTCGGTGACGATTTCGGACGGTCCTTAGGATCATATTTCAATTGAACCAATTGATCAGGCTGATCAGCCATAAATTCACTCCCCGTTTTGACTCATTTTTTAAAGCATACCCACGATCCAATGGACCGCATCCGTTGGTTAAACTATTGGCCCTAAGCTGTCAATTTGAAAAGTTTTTAAGGGGAGGGTTGCTCCCCCGGTTTTACCCGAGGGTGCTGAGTTGCGACGGTGTGAAACCGATTGATCAATGAGATACCAGGGAGACTCTTATTTGCAAGTTAAAAAGAGTAAAAGATTTCAGCTCCCAGAGCATACGATCCCGATCAAGGTCAGCCTTTATTCAAGACCGTTGCTTGTCGGATCAGGAGTTACTTACCCGATCACTTCCGCGTGCGTCTCCCCGGTGTATGCCGTTCCACCTTATCGCTAAGGCCTTAAGGACGCAGTTTGAACATGAGTTGGCTGGATTGAAATCGGTTGATCTCAGCACCCTTTCACACACTCACCCCAGCTAATTGGCCATGCTTGCTTGCCGAGTTTTCCTTGCTTGCATGGTGGGCTTAGCTGAAACCCCTCAACTCGACGCTTACGATTGAATGTGACTTTTTCTTGACGATCAATGAATATTTTACCCATGTATCGACTTGACCTTACGCTCCATTCACTCCCCAAATCCACCAATCGCAGTCTCAGAGCGCATTGGAGTGCTCAGCGGCGTGAGGGAAAAATGTTTGATATTTTGATCGCCGGAATGTGTCGAAACAAACTCCCCCCTGAGCCTTTGAAACACGCACGTATTACGATCACACGGCATTTTTGGCGTACGCTGGATTACGACGGTCTAATTGGATCTTTAAAGCCCGTGGTGGACGCATTGGTAAGCGCAGGGGTGCTCTCTGACGACAATTGGGGAGTGACAGGTCCCTGGATTTGCGATCAGCAATTCAGGACCAAAAAGGAGGGACCGCTTTTGGCGATCACGATTGAGGAAACTCCCCCTCCTCCCTAATTACTGACTGTCACTGTCTTAAAATCATAGCCTTTACGTTGGATGCAGCTCGTATGGATATCGGCCTCAGAATATTTGGAGCCGGCCACCTTTGATCGGTAAGCAAAGTCCTTGCACTCGTTATAAACGGCCTGGAGTCGAGCGACAGCGGCCTTGTCGGACTGATCAACCACCCATTCGGTGCGAGTCTGAGCTGTCGTGCAAGCGGTTACCGCAAGGGCCAATAAAGCGAATAAAATTGATTTCATCTTGAACCTCCATGGATATATTAACATAGTGCGTTAAAGGTTGCGAGGAAATCAGCCGATTAAGTCAGTATGAGACTTAAAAAATCTTGCTCATGCTGTAAATTCGATTTGACGACGAAAACGGTCAAAAAAATAGGCCGGGACGATTCGCTTGGCCCCGACCTGCTTTATGTGAACTGTTTAAAATGCAATTCGACTCAGGTTATTGTCTCAAAAACAAAGACCTCTCAGCCTCACGCCTCCTGATCAGCCCTTTCAAGGGCCGGCCACCAGCATTGATCCATTTGCCAAACTCAGCCGCGACAGACTCCATAGACTCCCCGCCATTGAGTTTCCTCAATAAGGTGGATCCAGCCAAAGCACCAGCTCCCAGGTTGTAACAAAACGAGACTAGAGCGCAAAACGCATTGTTTGAGATCGGCACTTGGACCAGTCGCTTGACCGAATTCACGAAACCTTGAACCTCATGCATGAGATACTCCTCAGCTTGCTCAAGGGTGATTTTATCGCCCATTTTGACTTGCCGGCCGTCAGGATATCGAATGGTCCCCCAGCCAATTGTCGGGATCGAAACCGGATCCATATAAGCGTGCAAATAGCACCCCTCGAATTCTTTGATCATATCGATTGCCGGCTTTAAATGGTTGACCTCTGGAGTTTCCCCCATGGGTGGTTGAGTTTCATCTTGGGGAGTGAGGATCGCCCTGCGCTCAGCCTCATCGATCAAAACGTATTTAAAGGTTTTCTGGCCATATCTTTTCAGCTCAGCAACCAATGGATTGATAAAGCTTGGCCATTGAGTCGGGGGTGCTGTCTGGCATCCCAATGAGGACGTCCCAGCGCCTCCCCAATGCAAGTTTATCCCAAACAGGCCCGTATCCTCGTAATCTCCGTTAACGCCGTCCCTGACGACCGTAACAGGGCCAGCTTGGTTGCCAGCAGGACCTTTACCTTTATGCAGGCCGATCTTATAATCCCAAACGCCAAGTTTCAGTGACGCCATGCCCTTTTTTCCACCCGTGCCGGATCCTTTTCGATAACCGGTTGGATCGGTATTCCAATTGACCGAGGAAAACAGTGTGGGGGAGTCGATAAAGCAAGCGTCGTCGTAAACGCCACGATCGTTTTTGCCTTTCACTCCCATCGAGTCGAGGTAATACCCTCTGACTGCAACGACACACACGGGAAATTTATCCCGGTCAATGCCCTTTGATTTTAAGATTTTTTCGACGTCAGACTTGCCCATTTGAGGCCGTGAATTCGGCACCAGTGCCATAGAACCCTCCCTTTAGAGTGTGTCTATGGATTTAAAACCGCTCCTGCAATTTGGTCCAGGGCCTTGATCGTCTTATCCACTGAGTCAACGGCGACGTTGCAATCAGGACCAGCCATGCGACAAGCCTTGAGCCAATCTTTTTTGATTTCCGTCCACGACTGAGCATCGATCATGAGCATCTTTGGACGCTTTTCGAGCCATTCCTTTGAGCCGATCAATTCAGTTTTACGAGTGACCGTCCAAACGCAAGCGCCCTCAGGGCCATCGATGAATGGGATCTCTGAGCATATTCGGGCATTGGTTACCGGGCCACCTGCGCACGCGTTAAGGGCGAGGACCATTACCAACGGGGACAATTTTTGAAAGGATCTCAAGATATTTTTTGCGAATTTCAACTTTTTCCTCCTCGGTATAGACCTTGGCCATCGCTTTTTCGTATGCGGCCTTGGCCTCTTTTTCAAATTCAGGGATTTTTTTGCCCTCGCGGTAAGCATCGAGCAGCAAGTCCAATTGAAAAACGCCGGTCTCCATGAGCAGGCCCAGAAATCCGCGCACGAATATCCCGAGCAAGTTGGCCGCTGGACCGACAATGCCGAATTGAGCGAAAAGCAAATTCGTCCCGAGTCGCACCATGAAAGTGTCTCGGTATGAATTGCCCATCACGCGGGCAAGGAAACCCCAAAACCCGCGAGCTGGTAACATCGATTAACCCGGTTGGCCGTCGATTTTATCAATCGCGCCCATTGCAAGCGGTTGCAAAACTGCAATCGCAGCAGGGCCAATTGATTTGACCAGCATATTGTCGCTGGCCACGCAGGAGTCACCGAGCCAGCCGAAAACTTCTTTTGCGACCAATTCAGCAACGCCCTCAACGGCCGGTAAACCAGCAGCTTTAAGACGCACTTCGAGTGCTTTTAGATCAAACGCCTTGTCCATGTAATCCCCCTTAGGATTTTTGTTGCTCAAGCACCGTCAATCGGTGCTCGAAATCTTGTGACTTAGATTCTAAAGTGTCGAACCTTTTTTCGCCATCGGCAAATGAATTGGCGATCGTCTCACTCAGGTTCTTTACAGCCTTTTTGAGTCCGCGCATTTCAAGCCATAGGACCAGAAAAATGGCGAGGTAAGCCATGAACTTTACAATATCGCCCTGACCGAGCGATTTGATCAACTCCCCGACAATGTAAGTCCCCAGAGCGTCCATGCTCCAACCCCCTATGGCATGAGTCCTGAAATTTGGACCTTGAATTGACAGCTCCACCCAAAACGGGCCGCATAACTGTAATGAAAAAATGCACTGTCTTGAGGGCCTCTGGCCGTGTAATCGTCGGCCGCCATCAAGCGAAATCGAGTCGCATCGTATGGCAATACGGCCTGAGGCAGCATTCCACTATTACCTGCTGTGGTTTCAAACGAGGCGACTCCGAACCCTTTATCGGCCCAGTCAACCGCGTTAATATCGGCAATTGTCGAGGTACTGAAACGGATCAAAGGCCCGAACTGCAATGAATTTGGCAATGTGTAAAGGTAATCGCCCGAGCCAGCCGTTGCTCCTGCACTTGCGGTGTGGAGATACTCAAAACGAAACTCCATTTCATCCCCGTCACGGCGGCCATAAATCTTATCCTGCACCCTAGTCGTGGCCTTTGCTGGTCCAGTGGTAACCGCGCCAACCGTAATTGCTCCCATATCGATCCACCCGGTCTTTGCATAATGGTGGACCTGGAGCCAATTCGTGCCGTCGTCCTCGAATTCAACGACCTGACCGAGCGTGTGGAGTTTCCAATCACCCGAGGCAACGTCGCCAGCAGGGGTTTTAAAAACCGCGCCACCAGTCGTTGCGATCGTGTAAACATTCGTGAAACTGGTCCCCTGGTGCATGAATTTATAACGCTTACCGGGAGATCCATTGGCTGGGAGTGTGATCGTGCCAGAGGTGCTGGTCAGCTTTAAAGTGCCGTCAGTTGAGGCGACTGTCGCCGGATAACTCGAAACTGTCCGGTAAAGGTTTCGGGCAAAAGTCGAGACCAGTGCTTTTTTTGTTTTGTTTGAGTCACTGGTATCAATCAAAGTGAAATAATCGTCGTCGGCCGCCGAGACGCTGGTGAGGCCGTTAAAAATATCGACGGCAAGCATGGCCAGCTCGATATTTCCGGTGGCCAAAATGTAAGCTTTAATTTGAGCAGCGGTGGCCCGATAAGTTTGGATCCCGTCGTCTCCAGGGAAATTCAACCCCGCAACGACGGCGTCAATAAGCTGTAAATCAGTAATTTTTTTCTGAGCCATTACGGTCCCCCCACGGTCAACGTGATTTCAGTGTAAATGCCATCCGGCACCATTTCAAAAAGCATTTGCTCAAGCTCATATTGCGACTCGAAACCTTTAACCGTTTGGAAAACGATATTGTCTCCCTCATCGTCTATGATTTCGTCGAAAACATACGCATTGGCCACGATGCGTCGGGCTATGAAGTCGCTGAGCTGAAACCCAGCCGCGACTATATCGATATTGAGTTTTCCCGGATCAGGCACCGTAAAATCAACCTCAACGTCGTCGCCAAAGATATTTCGGAAAACAGTCAGGTAACTTTCAAACGTGCCGGCCTCTAAAAACGCCTCAAAGATTGTCGCATAGGACTCTCGGAATATTTCGCGGGGGATGGCACGCGCAAGCGGTGCATAGTTATTGTCGTAAAGCAGCTCCCCGAGCACGAAACAACCGTAAGCGTCCTCATGAAACAAGTCCCTTTGCTGGATCAAATTGTCCAGGATCGGGAGTGCTGAATTGTAATATTTCAGCTCTGTTTGATCGCCCTTAAAGAATTGCACTCCCAATTTATGCCTCCACCAGAGTGATATTGGCCAAATCGATCATAAAAAGATCGTCGTAAGCGGCGTCGTAAACAGTTGAATTCCACGTCGCCTCGTCGTCAGTTGACCATTCCAAAAGCACTGAGGCGGCCCATGGAGCGTCAACGACTGAAAAATATCTCTGAGGCTCAAAGTTTCGTCCAAGCCTGTATCGCTCTGCAATATTGGCCAAAAGGGTGGCCTTTACATCGTCCGGCGATCCAACCACCACCTGATTGTTTTCAGACAGCGTGATCGTCAGTTTTAAATGCGTCTCCAATCGATTTGGGAGGTTATATTTGAAATCAAATGCCTGACCATTGGTCAGCGTGATCGTTTCGACCTCACTCCCCACGGTGACAACTCCCCCAACTGTTATTTGCGATATGAGGGTGCAGAGGGCGAGTCTTTTGGCCTCGTAATCCTCCTCAGCCTCCTCACCGTCGGCAAGGAATGCTCCCGAAACGGTGGCTCCCGTGCCAGCACCAAGCTGAGCGTAAGCCAAGGCGATCGTATTGCCATCCTCCCCGCCATGAATTGCGGTCAAAAGGACGACGGCACCAATTGCGCGTGCGCGGACCAAAGCGCCGGCCGTGGCGTGGTTATTTATTTGCAACGCAAGGCTCTCAGCGGTGGACTCGTTGTCAGTCGCGGCCTGAAAGGTTGCCGTCCCAAGGGTTGCGGCTCCTGTCTGGGCTGTAAATGCGGTTGCTCCCACGGTAACGGTATCGTCAGTGCCATCGACTAGGTTGGCATAGCTGGTGATTTCAACTTCACCGGTTGCGTGCACCCCATCGTCAACGTCAATGCAAATGTGGCGCTTACCGGCGTCAGCCTCAATCATG